GAATCCGTAAAATGGGACCGGCTCAAATCGGGGCATATCTACACCAAGCTGATGCAAAACCTTCCGCCTCGTGTTGGTAAGAGCCGGACACTAACCAACTTTTGCCGGTGGGTACTCGGCAAACTCAAAACCAACAGGATCATCACCTGCTCATACAACGACGACCTTGCGCAATCATTTTCCAGGTACACCCGTGATGGTATCACTGAGAAACGAAACCTCCCCTCCCAAATCATTTTCAGCGATATCTTCCCTGATTCAAAAATTAAGGCAGGCAACGCATCGTTTCAAGAGTGGGCGCTAGAGGGGGAATTTTTCAACTATAAGGGATCAGGCGTTTTCGGCTCAATTACAGGAAAAGGTGCCAATATAACGATTGTAGATGATCCCGTTAAGGATGCAGAAACGGCATTCAATGCCAACGCCCTGGACAAGATATGGCTGTGGTATACAGGCACATTTCTTTCCCGGTCCGAAGACGGCGATATCGGCAGCATAGAGATCATCAACATGACCAGATGGGCGAAGGCCGATCCATGCGGCCGGGTACTGGAAGGCCCAGAGGCCGACCAATGGTTCATCCTGGAGATGGAGGCGTTTTATGAAGGCCCGAGCGAGATGTTATGCCCGGCGATACTGAGCCAAGGAAAGTACGATAGCCTTAAGCGCATCATGGATGAGTCGATATTCCAATCCAACTATCACCAGAAACCGATTGACCTCCAGGGAGTGCTTTACAAGTCGTTCAAAGTCTATGACGATCTGCCGGCCGATGCCGAGGGCGCCCCAGTTATCGAGAAAATCATCTCCTACACCGACACAGCGGATGAGGGTAGCGATTACCTGTGTTCGCTTGTGGCGGCCGTTTACCAGAAACAGCTATACCTGATCGACGTGCTCTATACGAAAGCAGGTATGGAGACCACAGAGCCGCAGACAGCGAAGATGTTGCACGACAATAAAACGGGAGAGGCCACCATAGAATCGAATAACGGCGGCCGGGGCTTTGCTAGGAACGTGGAGCGGTTGTTGTTGGAAAATCATCAGTCTCGACGGCCGAGCATCACGTGGTTTCATCAGAGCAAAAACAAAATTGCCAGGATACTCGTTGCATCCACCTACGTGATGAATAACCTCTATTTCCCCCGAAACTGGAAGGACCGCTGGCCGGAGTATTACAAGGCCATGACACAATACCTAAGGGAAGGGAAGAATAAAAACGATGACGCCCCAGATGCGACAACGGGGCTTGTGGAGTTGATTGTTGAACCGGGGAATACTGGGATGCTGGAATATTACAAATCCTTATCGGAGAAAGCGAAGGGGGATCGCGAGTGAGCCGACGCCGCACTGACACGGTCAAACGAGAGAAAGACCGGCGTCCGCATTGCAGCGAATCACAGAAGCCCCGTCACGCGACCGAGAAAGCGGCAAAGACGGCATGCAGCAAGGCGGTTAAAGCATACGGGAAGGATTTGTGGTGCTATAAATGTCCGCACTGCCACGATTGGCATTTAACGAGTCAACCACAGGAGGTCAGACCTTAGGGGAATAAAAACATCTTGACGCACCCACAAATCAAGCGTAAATAAACAGTAATTTATCAAACATTTATTTCAAAGGAGCCCGTATGAAAACTCTGATATGTGCCGCCATTATGATGATTGCCTTTGCCGCGCTGTCATTTGCCGCAACCACCGTCACGTTCTCAGTCCCGTTGGGTACTCAATATATCGACCGTTACGGGAATACCTACGTGCCGGATAGTAGCGGCTACATCAACGTACCGTCATCTGGCTATGAAGACGCGATGAAGGCTGGGTTTACGCCTGTGACGAACCTCGGGACCGCTGGCGGCGTGACGTGTACAAAGGGCGCGGTAACGGCGGTCCCGGTCGGCTACAGCCAGCACGGGAGCATATTTGTTTGCATGAGCAGCAACAAGGGCGTGACCATCGGCAAGTATTGATTTCGCCGCCGGTGCCCGGTGTCCCTCCCATCGGGTATCAGCAGAGGGGGCACGCGCCTCTTTAAAAACGCGCATTAATCGAAATCTTCCACGGAGACTCCATTGAAATCAGGCGGAATCCAAACCGACATGACGCCGATAGCTCAAAGCCTCACGTTTCCGCAGAAGGTACAGACTGCGTGGAACTTGTTTTTCGGGCCGTCGTTACCGATTCCGCCGACTCTCCCCCCCGCCATTGCCGAAGAATCCGGCGCTCGTGGCCGTCAATACGATTACCCGACCGGTGTCAATCTCAGGTACGTTCCCAAATCAGAAGAGCCAACCCGAATACAGTTTTCAGCGTTGCGCGGTCTGGCGGATAATTACGACGTACTCAGGGGGGTTCTTGAAACATCTAAAGACGAAGTAAAATCTTTGGAATGGGTAATCCGGCCAAAAGACCAAAAGAAAAAACCCAGCGATGACGCCCGCTGCCAGACAATCACTGACTTCCTGCTATTCCCGGATAAAATGCACTCATGGTCGCAATGGTCTGGTGCGCTATTGGAAGATCTTTTTGTTGTTGGCACTCCAATTATCTACCCGAGATCAGACAAGGGTGGAAAGCTCTATTCCCTGGAAACCATCGCCCCTGAAACCATCAAGATCGTTATTGACCAATCGGGCCGTCGGCCAATCCCGCCATATCCCGCTTTCCAACAGATCATCAAGGGCGTCCCGGTTGCCGAATTCACGTCCGTTGAATTGATCCATCACCCCAGGGACTTCCGCAGCAACCATATTTATCCGTTCAGCGTGATTGAGTGGGTAATCATGACCGTCAACATCGCCATTCGTCGACAGCTACACCAACTTGAGTTTTACACGGCGGGCACGGTGCCGGACGCTATTATTGGTTGCCCGAAGGAATGGAATCCCGACCAGATCAGGATGTTTCAGGACTATTGGGACTCGCTACTGGAAGGCAATACGGAACAGCGGCGCCATGCCCGGTTCGTCCCTGATGGCGTGACATATCACGAGACAAAATCCGGTATCCTGAAAGACGAATACGATGAATGGCTGGCACGAATCATCTGTTTCTTTTTCAACCAGCCTCCGACGCCATTTGTCAAACAAATGAACCGTGCTACGGCTGGGAGTAGCGCCGAACAAGCGAAAGAGCAGGGCAGCAAGGTCATAGGCCGTTGGCTGGCCGACCTGATGACGAACCGCATCCTCCGGATGTTTTTCAACGCCCCTGATCTGGAATTCGCTTATAAGATTGAGGATGACATAGATGCTCTCAACCAGGCGAAGATCGATCAAATATATCTCCAGGAGTATGTGATATCGCCGAACGAGGTGCGGGAACGCAAAGGCCTTGAGGGTCCGGCGCCGGTCAAGCCGTTACCTCCGGCCATGGGGCAACCAACAATAGAAGGGGGAGACGATGGGACCGATGGAACTGATGGTGGCGGAGGATCAGGGGAAACTGGAAACGCCAACGGAAGTAAAAAAATATTACCCAGTGACAACAAAACTTCAAGCCCATCCGGAAAAGCCGCTAACCCGAAAGGCAAAAAGGGCGCAGTGGTCAACGATGCGAAGGGCGGCGGGAAAGTACAGAAAGCAGACGGCGGCGACTTTGAACACGTAACGATTGATCCGCTGATGTTTACCGCCGATATCAACCGAGCTAAGAAAAAGGCCATCACCCCAATCGACCGCGGCCGGGACGAAATCGAGGTGATTCGTTCTGAAATCGAGGATACTGTTGATTCGTTCCTGGCCAGCGAGTCAGAATCGTTCGCAAACCAGATTCAAAAGATGATCCTTGACCAACAGGAAACTGACTCCATCCTCGAAAATCTTGACTTCTCAAATTGGTCAAAGCTGATTTCGCCTGTATCCGACAAACTGCAAAAGGGCCTTAACGAGGGGGGCGTTGCCGGATTTGCTCAGATCAGTATCGCCCCAACTCAGGATATGACCAGCCTGGTTAACGATCAGGCCGTGGCATACGCCGATGACCGCGCCGCCGAACTGGTAGGCATGAAGAACATTGGCACCAAGGACGATCCCCTGTGGGTAGAGAATCCGAACGCCGAATGGGCCATTACCGACAGCACCCGGGATATGATCCGATCAACCGTCACCCAGGCGCAGGAAGAGGGTTGGAGCACACAGAAAATCGCCAAGGAGTTGCGGGAGTCGGAAGGGTTCAGCCCTGATCGGGCTAAGATGATCGCTCAGACGGAGACGGCCTTTGCGGACAATCACGGCAACATGGCGGCTTATCGGGCGAGCGGGGTTGTCACCGGGAAAAGCTGGCTCACTGGTTCTGAACATACCCTTGACGATGAATGCAATGAAAATGAAGAGGAGGGCGTTATCGGCCTTGACGACATGTTTTCAAGCGGCGATGACTGCGCCCCCGCACATCCGTGTTGCTGCTGCACAGTCCTACCGAGTACAGAGGAGAGTGAGGAATGAAACTCTTTTCCCGCCAAAACGTAAGCGAGGGCGGAGCATACGTTGATGCATGGATATGGTGCGGCAAGATCATGCCCTACCCACCCGGATCCGCCCCGGACGGTCATTCGCTCGTTATCCGGTTTCCGTGGTTTGTCATGAGGCCGTTTCAGTGGGGGTTTAGATCAGAGCCGAGAAAGCGCACACATACTCCAGCTTTTGAGGTACTTCATTGGGAAGGCCACGGGCCGGTGACATACCGTTTCTTTTGGTTGCCGTTCGGCAAGGGGGAGTTTTAAACGTGGAACGCATGCCCGACAGATTCAGATATGATCTACCTGAGATTATGAAAACGGTGGAATACATCGAGTTCCCATTCACCGGCACTTGTTTAAGGCGTGGGATCACCTTCAAAATCAACGTGCACGAATACCAGCGGGAACTTAAAATCACGCAAGAACAAGCCATGGGTCTCAGCGATCGTGATTTTCGAGAGACCTTCGAATGTCTAGCGGTTAATGCAATCACCGAAGAGTGGCTGAATCAATGGGACAACCGACCTGCAGATGATGTGCTTTACGATGATTATGAACCGAACCAGCGTCTGGCGGCGTAAAAATGGGTATTTTGTGGTATCAGGGCTTTAGAAAGCGTACTGGGGTGGATATAGATTATTCTGATTTGCGGTTACCCCCACCCACCGATGAACAGCTTGCCGCCGAACTCCGGGCAACCGTCGGGAAGTTGAACGGTTTGCTGGAAGCCGCGAACGATCGTGGAATTTATATCCGATTGAATGCCGTAACCGCGATGGGGAACCATGCAACAACAATTGAATGTCCGACAGAAACAACACGGGTTAAATTTTCTATCACGCATCTTTCCAAAAACACAAAACTATAAATTATCTTGCATTTCCTGATAAGGGGTGTATTTTGCAAAAGAAAGCAGCATGTAACATCTTAGCGGCAGGACATGCCGTACTAGCCTGTGGAGAGATAGTGCCGTTAGACTTCTCGATGAATCAGGAACCCCGCCGAAGCGATTCAAGCATACGCCTGAACGCCGTAGGAATCCCCGTCTGTTCACGGCGGGGAGGATGTCAATAAGTGAGCGAACACAAGCTCGCACGAATACTCTGGCAGGTGACGAAAATGTTCACTACGCTGCTAGAAAAGGAATACGGCTTAGGAAAAGAGCGGACCGCCGACCGGCGCGTTGCCGAAAGGCCGGAAGAATTGACAACCGAATAAGCTCCGTGCGTTAAAGCCCTGAGCGTAATAATATCAAGCCGTGCGAAAGCCCTGCTTTGTCTCAATCCGAGACAGGCGGGGCTTTTTCTTTTCCACATAACGAGGTAAGCATGAAAACGATAATCATCATAGCGGCAATCGTAGCCATGGCAACATCGGCGTTTGCACAGTCCACAATTGGATTTGGCGTGCATCCGAATCTTGCCTATCTCAATGTATCCGGATGCACCGGTAACGAGTTCAGGGGGCAGGGAAGAGCCATAGCAGCAACGAATACAGCAGGGAAGGTTGATATGGAACAGTCATCCGCGCCGGACCCGCTCATTTATCAAATACTCGGCATCCCCTCTGCTTGGGCGGGGAACGGATCAATAATCATCCCTATGGCCGGACTGGCTTATTTTGAGTTTACCAACGGCGGTTCATCCTCATGCATTTACCGGCTGATGGGTGATGCTGTGAAATCCCATTGGTCGGCGTTTGTGGTGCAATAGCAAATTATGGAAAACAAGGATATGACATACGAGCAGTTGAAATCAAAACTTGCCGACCTCCAAAAGGTTGAGCAGGTGACCCCTGCTCGGCTATCAGGCCCTACGACATACAAGATCGCTTTGGTCTTAAAAGAGATGATGAAAAGAAAGTCAACGGTGCAATCGTCCGATCCCGTTGAGCCGGAAGGTGGATTGCGGACAGGCGTTAAAGTGCGGTCAACGATTCACAACTATCGAACCGCGACCCAGAGCATGCGCGAAAGCGTTGTAGGTTGTCAGCTACTCTAATCAATATAGCTGGCAAGTTCCCGCAAGGGAAGGGGATGGCCGGACACTGGCGAACGCCGCCGACACTTTTAGAGAAAGTGGAACCGGAGCAGAGGGGAGCAATCCCTAGCTTACTGAGTAATTTCCGCAGCAGAGAGTTTTATTGATCTTGAACGCTGCAAGCCAATCAAGGCTTTGGGATTCATGCCAGGGGATGAAAAGTTGAAAGAAGAAAGACCAACAAGACAAAGAAACGCTTAATACTATTTTAGACTCAAGACAATAAGACTACTTAAGGCTTAAACCATACAAGATGCAATTAGTCTTAAATAAAGAGGATTAAAATGGTCCGGTTACTCATAGCATTGATTATCATGTACGCCACCACGGCGTTTGCCCTCGACGGCATCGTGTCAATCGAGACAGATGCAGCCAACGGGCCGGGCCGCTTCGCCGCAGACTATCAGGCCAACATCGGCCAGGTTATGGGTGATTTCCGGTCGTACCTCTCCGCTGAGTTTACCAGGCAAAATGAATACTTCTCCAATAACAATCACAACTACCGCGCCGGGGTCGAGTACAACGGCATCCAGAATATCAAGATCGAAACCGGGACAGGCTATTACAACGGCGCACCGTATGGCTACGGGAAACTCACCGTGGCATTCGACACCGGGGCAAAGAAATGATTGAAGGGCTTACCATGCGCAACCTTAATAACTGGGTAGCCGTGAAAATTACCAACTGTGTTAGCACTATGTGGTGTGCTTATGTGTTTGCTGGCATTGCGTTTATCAGCCTACCAGAAGCATTGAAGGGCGGCAGAGGCGCGACCGTAGCATGGATAGCACAGACATTTTTGCAGCTTGTTTTATTGTCTATCATCATGGTAGGCCAAAAAGTTCAGAAAGTTGCTGGTGATGAACAAGCCGAATGCACCAGAAGCCTTATCCTCGAAACTCACGACGCTGCCGTTTCCATGAAACAGGAAGAGAACTCGCGCGCAGCCGAAAGACACGAAGAATCCATGGCCGAATCGGCGCTACTCAAAAGGCTTTGCTCCGGATGCATCCATAACGTTGAGGGGAGAGAGTAATGATCGGAGATGGATTCGACGCGCGGCTTGAAGTGATACTGGACGCCCTACCGGACGGTGCACCAGGAGGTGGTAACCGGCGGCATGCTCTGACAAAACACGACATGAGGCTAATCTTCGACGCAATCAGGATATCAACCGAAAATCAGACTTGCTCTTTAAGGTTCACAACAGAAGACGCGCAGGACTTTTTGAGGATGAAGCATGAGCGTAGACACGTACTGACACTCATGGGCGCCGTCGTTGTGGGAGTGTTGGTGTGGGTAGCGACAAAGACGCTTGATTTAATGGACCTTCACCCAACGCAATGGTTTCACCGCTAGGAGCATGGTAATGGCAAACAGCGATCCCCGGTTTTTTTGTGAGATTTCCCGAATCGATGAAGACAAGCGAATCATCGAGTGCTACGGCACCAGGGGAGATGTGAAGGACACCTTCGGGACCATCATTGATTTAACCAGCGCAGCCGCTTGCATGGCCGATTATATGGATTTTCCGGCATTAAGGAGCATGCATAATCCCGTGGCAGCGGGGTCCACAATCAGCTACGAGGTTGACGACAAGGGTGTGCTGATTACCGCCAAGGTTGTTGATGACGCAGAGTGGAACAAGGTTAAGGAGGGGGTTTATCGAGGACTGTCAGTCGGCGGCAAACAGGATTACACAGTTCGCGCAGGGAAAAACATAGGCAGGATTAAGTCGGAAAACTGGAAAGAAGACGATGTTATTCATCTCAAGTCCATTACTGAATTTTCCCTTGTTGACAGTCCGTCAAATAGGGGTTGCGGCGATTTAGTTTATAGAATCTCTAATAAAGAGGAGACCATTATGAAATTCAGCGAAGAAACCGACATCACCCGATACGCCGGGGAAGAAATCGGCGACACGCAATCGGCGTGCTACGCCCTCACCCAGATTCAATACCTGCTCAACAAGGAAAAGGGCGAATCCGACGAACCGACCGGCCCGGAACAAATCGCCGCGCTGACTGCCGCAATTGCCGCGCTCAAAACATTTATCACCTCAGAGATCCAAGAAGATACCAGCGCAGAGCCGGTGGTTACTTCTTATTGGGCCGCAGTTGCCGACCTCTGCCGCGCCGAAGATACCCGCGAAGATTCAGTAACTCGCATGGCCGAAATCGGGTTTGTGCCGGTCGAAGTCGAGCGCAAGGGGGCGGCGATATCCAAGGATAATCTTACCCGCATCCAGACCATACATGACCACGCCTCAGACATGGGCGCAGTCTGCCGGTGTGGCGACGTGACAAAAGCGGACGGCACCGATGATGATATTCACCGTCTGGCAACCCTCGAATCAGACCTGACCCGGATAAACGGCGAACTGGACACCCTGCGCGCCGATGTGGCCACCAAGGATGAGCGCATCAAAGCCCTGGAGTCAGAACCGGTCCCGGCCAAGGCCGCGTTGCTGGCAGTCAACCGGGGTGATGACATCGGAACCGAAGACGACAAGGTAAAGCGCGTTGAAGATACCGACGAATATAAGAACGGCACGGATATCCAACGCGCGCAACTCAAAATGAAAGAATCCCTGACCAAGCCGCAAGCGTTTTACCGATAAGCACCAACCACACAGCCCATAGAGGCAAAGGAGACACACATGAACCCAGAAATTACGAAAGACAGTCTTGACCTCGCAAGGGCTGCACTGGGCACCCCTAACGATGACATCACCCGCACCGCAGGTTTCAACCAGCCCGGCTCGGCAACGGACGGCCTTATTGGGTACGATCTGGAAGCGCCCGCAAAGCACATGTTTCCCCTCATCACCCCGCTGCGCAACAAAATTCCGCGCAACGTGGCCGGTTTCGGCACGCAGGCGAACTGGCAGGTAATCAACGGGATCAACACAACCGGCGTCCGTTTGGGCGTTTCCGAAGGTAATCGCGGCGGCGCGATCAGTTATTCCACCTACCGGGCATTCGCTCAGTATGTGGAATGCGGCCTGGAAAACTACGTTACCTTCAAGGCCGACCTGGCAAGCAAGAATTTCATGGACGTGAAATCCGAAGCGCAGATGAACCTGCTCTGGGCTCTGATGATCGGCGAGGAAATGCTTGACCTTGGCGGTATCGGCACTTCCGCAAACGCCCTTGGTCAGACTTCTACCCCGACCGTAACAGACGTCGGCAGTGGCGGCGCACTCCCGACCGGTACGGCTTATTATGTTGGCTGTGTGGCACTCTCGTTGTTTGGCTATCAGCAGCTTGCGGGCACCAACATGGGGCAGACCGGGCAGAAGATCAACGCGGCCGCATTTGTAAAAGGGTTGGCACAGACCACCGTCCGCACCAACATGGACGGCACCACGGATACCGTGAACGGCGGCACGGCCATTCCCTCCGCACTCGGGACCCGCACAACCGGCGCGGCCTCCGACAGTCTGACTGCCAGCGTAACGGCCATTCCTGGCGCGGTTGCGTACGCCTGGTACTGGGGAACGACCTCCGACGGTTCTGGCTGCTACCTTGGGTCTGTTACTCCCGTTCCCTATGTCACCATCGCGGCCGTTGCCGCCAACACGGCGCAGAAGTTCAACGCCCTTGCCTCAACGGACAACAGCTATTGCATGTTGGAATATGATGGGATGTTGGCACAGATCACCAACGCGAACAGCGGTGGTTATGTGTCGGCAGTCAACGGGCTGCTTACCTCTGACGGCGGCGGCGGGATCACTCAGCTCGCGACCGCTTTCCAACAGATGTTCGACCTGTACCGCACCGGCCCGACGAAGGTTTATGCCAATAGCCAACAGCAAAAGGATATTACGGCTCTCGTCATTGCCAATGGCGGCGCTCCTATCGTCCGGTTCAACATGGATAACGGCGGTGGTAAGGTCAACGGCGGCGCGGTCATCGGCTCCATCATGAACCCATTCACGAACCAACTGGTGGAGATCGAAGTCCACCCGAACATGCCGCCGGGCACCATGCTGTTGTGGTCGGACTCCGTGCCCTACCCGCTGAACGACGTGGGCGCAATCGTGCAGAAGAAATGCCGGCGCGATTACTACTCCATCGAGTGGCCGATCAACCGCCGCCGGTATGAGTACGGCACGTATTTTGACGGCGTGTTGCAGTGCTACTTCCCGCCCGCATTCGGCGTAATCAACTGTATCGCCGCCGGGCATTAGGATTGAGGGGAGGGGCTTCGGCCTCTCCCGACTCCATTACAAGAGAGGTCCAATATGGACATGGTACGTTTGAAACATCCAACAGGATCGGGGGTCGGCTTTGACGGCCAGGAATACGGACCCGATGAAAAGGGCGTCGTAACCGTGCCGGCCAATGCCGCTGATGCGCTGAAAAACCTACACGGCTTTGTGGACGCGCCTTTTGACGATGATGCAGCCGGACCCGATGAAGTTGTCGGCGAATACGCAATCAAGCACCAAGGGAGGGGATTGTGGATGATCCTGAAGGGCGATGAAACCATCGCCAAAGGCATGACCAAGCCCGATGCTGAATCAAAGGTTGCGGAACTCAGCAAACCCGTTGAAGCGGCATAATCATGTCAGACCTCACGACCGTTGCAAATGTAGTCCAGTATTTGGGCTTGAATGACACGGCGGCAACCGCAGCCGATGCGCTATTAACGCGCCTGGTACATGCTGCGTCGGCTTTCATCGAGTCCAATATGGGACGCATTTTCGAGATAACCGCATACACGGAAGTCCGCAGCGGCAAGGGGGAACGGTTCATTACCTTTTCGGATTATCCTGTTCAATCGGTGCAATCGGTCATGATCGACGGGCGGGATATCCCACAGTCTAATGGGTGGGGGCAACCTGGATACACGTTTGACGATACCCGCTTGACCATTCAGGGCAACAGGTTTGTACGGGGCATGCTCAATATCGAACTCATTTACACAGCCGGGTATCCAACCATCCCTTATGAGGTTGAACAGGCCTGCATTGACCTGGTTTGCCGAAAATACAAAGAGCGCGACCGCATCGGCGTAAACTCCAAGATCATCAACGGGGAGACCATTGTTTTCAGCAAAACGGATATGACGGATGAGCTGAAATCAGTGCTCAGGGCTTATCAAAAGGTGGTCCCTATATGATAACCGGTTTTGTGACAGGAGCTGATAAGGTTATTGGCCGGTTCAAGGCCATTCACCCGCGCGTCATGGAAGAGGTAAAAAAGACCACGCTGAAAATAGGCTTTGACCTGACCGGTTATGTCAAGAGTCGAAAACTCAGCGGACAGGTGCTCAAGAACCGAAGCGACCACCTCCGCGCCTCCATCCATCCAACGTTCACGGATACGGATACCAGTTCAACAGGCATCGTCGGAACCAACGTAGAATACGCCGCAGCTCATGAGTATGGCGGTCCGTACACTGTCAGGGAACATCTCCGGATGATGACGCAGGCATGGGGCAGGCCGGTAAAGAATCCCCGGCAGATCACCGTCAAGGCGCATACCTGCAACATGCCGGAAGCGTCATTTTTGAGGTCGTCTCTCAGGGATAATCTGTCCAGCATCCAGGAACAATACCGCGCCGCAGTCGCCCGAGGGTCCGCACCATGACCATCAAGCGCGAGGATATATACGCCGCGCTGTTCGCAGCGGTAAGCCAAGCCGGAGAGTTCGTCACCACATCCCGCAGGCTTAGGATGTGGGGAGATGTGGCACAAGATGAGCAGCCTGCACTATTTATGGTGCAACGGCCCGAGACGGTTATCCAAAGAAAAGGCGTCCCGGCAAAGCATGAACTGCTGGTAGATTTCTTTGTTTACGTTAATACCGGCGAGGATGAGCGGTCAGTCCCGGCCACAATCCTGAATCCGCTTGTGGATGCCATAGAGGCCACGCTGACCCCCGACCCGGTAACGGGATTCTACAACCTGGTGGTAATGGGGGATACGACAACGTGCACCATCGCCCATTGCTGGATTGAGGGGGAGATTCAAAACGATGAGGGCATTTTGGGCGCTCAGGCCGTGGCGATTATCCCTGTGAAGATTGAGGCGCTATAATGGCACTCACCAACAAAGACATTGACCGGCTCTTCGATGAGCACTACGTGGGCAATTCCGCCGTGCTGAAACCGGAGAGGGACCGCGCCGAAGTAGTCAAAAACGCCCTGAAAAAACAATTGGCCATACCGGCCGCAGGAGATGCCGCCCATGGATAAAAACCAACTGATAGGACTCGTAAACCAGTGGTTCACTGACAATCACTACAACAAAGCGCTCAGCACGGAAGCATTCAACGCAGCACAGGAGGCCAAGGCCGATCTGATGGACCGCATTGATGCCGCTTTCCCTGTTGAGCCCGCCAAGGAGGCATAACCATGTACATGTTCGGTCCTGGATCTCTTTTCGGAACCAATACCGCTGCAAATTCGACCCCCAGACGATTCGGCGGTCTCCAGGATTGCAGCGTGGAGTTCTCTTTCACCGTCAAGGAACTTTACGGCTCCAATCAGTTCCCCCTAGCGATTGCCCGTGGTCAGGGCAAAGTCCAGTGCAAGGCCAAAAACGCCACGCTCAATGGCGCGATGGTCAACGACCTGTTTTTCGGGAACACGATGGCGACCACGCTCTTCAACAGCATGTCCATCGATGAGGCCGGGACGATCCCATCAAATACCCCCTACACGGTCACCGTTTCCAACAGCGCCACTTTTACGCAGGATCTGGGGGTTACGTATGCCCTCACCGGCCTGGCGTTGGTCAAGGTTGCCCCTGGTATCCCCACAGCCGGCCAGTACTGTGTGACTGCCGGGGTCTATACCTTCGCCGCAGCTGATGAAGGTCTGGGTGTTAAGATCAGCTACGTCTATACCACCAGCGTGGCCGGCCCGAAGCAGTTTACCCTCAGCAGCCAGCTCATCGGCACCACCCCGTTGTTCCAGGCAAACTTCCAATCAACATTCATGGGGAAGGTAGCCACCTGGCAGTTTAATAACTGCACATCGGCCAAGCTCAACCTTGCCGGTAAGCTGGATGATTACACCATCCCAGAGTTCGACTTTTCGTGCTTTGCGGATGCTGCCGGCAACATCGGAGTCTTAACCTTCAGCGAGTAACCATCAACCCGCGCCTAGCATTGCGCATGTGAAAGCGGCTTTCCCCTGGGCCGTTGGCGCGGGTTCCATTCAGGGAACAAAGTAAGGGGGACTCACCATGAAGGCAATCAAACTCACCATCAAAAATCAGGCCGTCTATGCTCAACCACTCACCTACGGGCAACTGGAGGATAACGAGGATGAGTTGAAAGAGATGT